ATGGATAATAATGCACCAGCAGAAGTTGAAGTTTTGGTGAATAGTCTTGGTGATGTTCTTAAAGAGATGACCGTTCAAGGAAATATTAACAGAATTGCTAAAGCTATTAAAACCAAAAGAATTCCTAAGAAAATTAAAGCAAAGCAAGGAAAAAAAACAGTAACTATTAATATTGATAAGAAAAAATATGAAAAAGAAATGAAGGACTTGGTTGATTGGAAATTACAAATGAAAGAAACAACCAAGGTCTTTAAAGATTTTTTTGAAAAAAATTATGAGTTTAAAAAATGGTTTTGTTATGAAGCTGCTACAGGAGAAACAAAATTTAGACCAGACAAATATGCAAATTCAAATTGGGTTGTAGAGTTTGATAAAGATACTGGTAAAAATAATAATATTAATCCACTATCTACATCATCAAACACACCTTCTTCTTACGTTGAAAGTATAACAAAAAAGGCAACTATCAGACTTTCAGCTAAAACTGGATCGGGAAGTAGAGTACGAAGTGATTTGACTTCGCGAACTTCTGGAAGTTTAAGAATTGATATAAAAGATGAATTTCTTGGCTTTAAAACATATCATAAAAATAACGAAGATACTTTTTATAATTTTATGGAAACATCATTACAAGAATTTACTAGTAATATTTTATTAACCGAAGAGACATTGACTGAACTTAAAATTATAGGGGCGGTTAAACAGTGGTTTAAGGACGTATCTAATAAACTATTATTAAAGATAAAAGAATTAGCTAAGCGTGGTTTAAAATTTATTACGGAATTTTTTGAAGTTGTAATTGATAAGATTAGCACAACTGGTTTAGAATTGTTTGGATATTAACAGAGATGATATCATTTACACAACTAGACGAAGACAAAGGTGGTAAGAATTTACACCTAGAGCATCTGGAAGATGAAATTCTCAACTATGGAGTTGATGGTGGTAGAGCTGCAATCAACTTCCTACGTTCACTAAGAGATATGCTTGCTGGTAATGCTCGGTCTTCAATTAACATGACTGTCAAGTGGGATGGTGCGCCTGCGATATTCGCTGGTATCGACCCAGAAGATGGTAAGTTTTTTGTTGCGAAGAAATCAGTATTTAATGTCAACCCTAAACTATACAAATCAAATAAAGAAATAGACGATGACCTATCAGGGACACTTAACGAAAAATTTAAAGTTGCATTAGCAGAGTTTTCAAAGCTTGGTATTAAAAATGTATTGCAGGGCGACCTTATGTTCACCGATGATGTGAACACAGATACCATTGATGGTGTTAATTACTATACTTTCCAACCTAATACTATTGTTTATGCTGCACCTGTTGATTCTGATCTTGGTAAGAGTATTAACAATGCAAAAGTTGGTATCGTTTGGCATACCACATACACAGGTAAAGCATTACAAGATATGAAAGCATCATTTGGTGCAGACATTAGAGGACTGAAAAACCTGTCTTCAGTTTGGATGGACGATGCAACTTATAAAGATGTATCAGGTAGTGCTACAATGAACTCAAAAGAAACAGCTGCGGTAACTGCTGCATTGTCTTCTACTGGTTCTACTTTCAAAAGAATTAACGCAACACAACTAAAGAAGTTTCTTAATCTACAGGAAAGTATGACAGGTGCAATCGCTGGTGCATCACTCAAGACATACAATAACAGCAAGGTTCGTGCGGGAGAGAAGATTACTAATCCCAAAGCACACGCAAAAGGATATGAAAAGTGGGTTGAGATGTCAATCCAGAAACAAATTGATAAAGCAAAGAGTGTTGCTGGTAAAGATAAATATACTAAAATACAGAAAGAATATGTACGAGAAGTAGGAAAACATACTAATAATTTGATACAAATCATTACATTTCAGAACTATTTGGTTGATGCAAAATCACAGATTGTAAATAAACTAAATAGTGTAAAGGGATTAACAAATACCTTTATTAAGACCGCAAATGGATTTAAAGTAACTAACCCAGAGGGTTATGTTGCTATTGATAGAGTCAGTGGTGGTGCTGTTAAACTAGTGGACAGAATGGAGTTCTCGTTTAACAACTTTACTGCAATTAAGAGCTGGGATAAATGAAAAATTTTAGAGATATTGTAGAGGTTCGTGGGGATATAGCTGTATTTACCTTTGGTAGATTCAATCCACCGACTACGGGCCACGAAAAACTCATAGATGCACTTGCAAAACAACAATCTAATAACGCTGGTTCTGCGATGTATGTGTATCCATCACATTCGCAAAACGCTAAGAAAGACCCATTACCTCATGCACTAAAAATTGCATATATGAGGAAAATGTTTCCAAAATATAAAGGCAATATCACAGTAAGCAAATCAAGAACTGCTCTTGAAGCCGCAGTAGAGTTACACAAAAAAAGACATCGTTCTATTGTAATGGTTGTTGGTTCTGATAGAGTCACAGAGTTTAATACTCTCCTCAATAAATATAATGGTGTAGATTCTAAACATGGTTTTTATAGTTTTGATGATATCAAAGTTGTGTCTGCTGGTGAACGCGACCCAGACGCAGAAGGTGTTTCGGGTATGTCTGCGTCTAAGATGCGAGCTGCAGCATCTTCTGGTGATTTTGATTCATTCAAAACTGGTGTTCCGTCTACCTTTAAAGATTCACTAAAACTCTATAACGATGTTCGTAAGAATATGGGCATTCGCGAAGAACGAGATATGGGTGAGATGACAGACTTTGAAACACTCAGAGATTTGTATCTTACCGGCAAACTTTGGAATGTGGGTGATATTGTAGAATCTCATGGTCACGAAGGTAAAGTTATTAACAAAGGTACAAACTATTTAACATTTGTATCAGAAGATGGTAAAGTGCATAAGACTTGGTTACACGATATAGTAGAACGAGACTATAAAAAAGAATACGCAAATTATCAAGGAACACCAGAACAGATTGCAAGACGCTCTTCAAGAAACAAAGCTCGTAGAATTATGGGTGACAAAGCAGTAGAGGGTAAAGATGTAGGACATAAAGACAATAATCCTCTAAACAATGACCCCTCTAATTTGAAAATGGAAGACCCATCAAAGAATCGTAGAGAACCAAGATTAAGAGAAGTAAAACAAGACAAAGAGATTAAAGATAAGAAAGGTACTCAACCCGCAAAGTATTATAGTGATATGGCAAAGTCTACTAAAGACAAACGTGCCGCACACTTCAACAAAAAGAAAGCAGGGCCAGCGCCCGGCGATGCATCAGCTAAAACTAAACTATCTACTCACACTAAAGACTTTAAGAAAATGTATGGTGAGGCCTCTATAGATGAAGTAAGAGCAAAACAAGCAGTCAATTCTCGTGGTAAGGTTCAGAAACTTGTAACTGCACATGGTCTTAAATTTAAAGGTAAAGTATATAAAGAAATAGACATGGAGTTGGTAAAAATTAACAACTCTACTGAAATAGTTACATTTAATATTATTCATCCAAAAGAAATCTTTGGTAATGAAGTTAAACTTCCATTTAAAACTATTAGAAGAGGCCCATTTATGGCAACCGATACTTCTAAAATAAATGAAGTTCTTGGTAAAGACGCAGACATGGGTGATTACATTGATGATTTCGAGAAGTCTGATTCTCCACAGTTTAAAGGTAAGTCTAAAGAAAAACGCAAAGAAATGGCAATCGCTGCATTTTTATCAAAGAATGAAGCAACCGACTATGGTATGATTCCTAAGAAAAATAAAAAAGGACACGAAGTACTTGGTACTGGAGGCCCTTTTGCTGCTGGTGAAGAACTGACCACAGAAGCAATAGAAGCTCTTACAAAGAAAGCTAAAAAAACTGGTATGTCATACAGCATTCTGAAGAAAGTATACGATAGAGGAATGGCTGCATGGAAGACAGGACATCGGCCCGGCACAACTCCACAACAATGGGCATTTGCAAGAGTTAACTCTTTTGCTACTAAGTCTGCGGGTACATGGGGCAAAGCAGATGCTGACCTTGCAAAACAAGTTCGTGGAGAATCAGTAGAAATATGCTGTGATGATTGTGTCACCGAAGAAAATCCTTGTTGGGATGGTTTTAAACAAGTTGGTATGAAAACAAAAGGTGGCAAACAAGTACCAAACTGTGTTCCAGAGGAAACAGAAATATCAGAAAAAACTTTAGGTAAGATGGTATTTGATGCAATTTACAAAATCTCTCATCCACAAGAATATGACGCAGTTGTTAAAAGATATGCAGAGTTAGTAAGGGATAATCCACAAAAAACTCACAGTAATGCTGCTGCAACTGCGGTTAAACAGTTTAAAACAAAGATAGATGCAAGAGCTTTAGTTGCATATATTAACAAATTAGTTGTTCAGAAGAAATTACCGAAAGAACTAGCCGCAAGTTTTAAAGTCAACCAATCAGAATCCCTAAATAGTTGGGGTGAAATAACAGAAACCGACAAGAATAGTGGTAAAGAACTTAATAATCCCACAAAAGGTGATGTTAAGAAATACAAAGTCTATGTTAAAAATGATAAAGGAAATGTGGTCAAGGTAGAATTTGGTGATCCAAATATGGAAATCAAACGAGATGACCCAGAAAGAAGAAAAGCATTCAGAGCTAGACACAATTGCGATCAGAAAAAAGATAAAACTACAGCAGGATATTGGTCTTGCAAGTTTTGGTCTGGCAAATCTGTAACCGATTTAATGAAGGGATAGGAATATGAGCACAGTTAGAATGTCAGAGTTATTGGAACAAGCGAGATCGTTTGATTCCAGTAAGTTAAAACCACAAACAACATCGTGGGCTCCTTTACAAGAAGGTGTCAACGAAGCAGTATCTCCTGAACAACAGGCTGCAATTGCAATCTCTAAGAAAAATAAATCTAAAAATAAAGACGAAGAAACTGAGATTGAGGAAAGTGGTCATACAGATGTTGCTTCTGCAATAACTAATGTTAAGGTTGCTATGTCAGCTCTTACAAAGATGTCTGGTGAACTTTCTAAGTTGAGTCCAGAAGATTCGCTTCCCTCATGGTGGACAAACAAAGTCGCAGTCGCAGTTGATAAACTAGACGGTATGGCAGACTACCTTGATGCGAAAGTAGAATCTGTTAAACTTGATGAGTTAGTGCCTACAAGTCGACACGTTGGCAAGAGTAAAAAGAATAAAGACATGTTCGCTGTGTTTGATACAAATGGCGAAGAAGTAAAACTATTTAAAGATGAAGATGATGCTAGAGAATATTCTCTTAAAAACCATGATAAGTTGATGGGTCATGATAAAAAACCATTTAAGAAAGAAGAAGTTGAACCTGATACTATGAATCCAAGAGATCATGTTGCTAAGAGTAAAAAGAACCCAGATATGTTCTGTGTGTTTGATACAAAAGGTAATGAAGTAAAACTATTTAAAGACAGAAAAGATGCTGAGGAATATGCAATTAAGAATCACGATTCATTAATGAGTGAAGAAGTTGAACTTGATGAAGCTAAGTCTTCTACTGGTTACGAACTATATCACAAATCATTCTCTGATGCAATGCAACACTCATATACTTTTGCAAAGAAAAAGTTTGGTATCACTGTTGACCCTAAAGAAATTGATAGGGAAGTTGCATCTGGCCCTAAAAAACCATCTTCTGGTAAGACAAACTCTTATCGTTTAGTTGGAACAGATGGCAAGAAAGCAATCCAAGTTCAAGTTGCTAATCTTGATAATAAAAGATATGAACTTAACATGTATAAAGAAGAAGTAGATTTAGAAGAAGGAACTGAATTTGATACTATGAAAGCTTATGCAAGTGGCATTTCAAGAATTTTAGGAACTCAAGGTATTGAAGTACCAATCAATGAACTCATTGATCCTGCTGATGTTGATGACGATGCATCATCAAAAGATGTAGCACTAGCTTCAAAGAATATTATTCTGCAACTTAAAAAGTCTGTTGATATGAATGGAAAGAAAGATGTAGAATTTGCAAGTGGAAAACAAAAAGTTCCAGCTGCAATCGCACAGAAAATATTAGATGTACACAGTAAAATGAAACCTCAAGATAAAATGAAGTTTCAAACAACAATCGCTAAGTCATATAAAGGCTTACTCAATGCTATAAAGGGGAAATAAAGATGGCATATTTTGATACAAAAACAGGTAGTCTTGAGGAAGCAATTAAGGCCGCAGTTGGTGGTAAACTTGATGAGGAAAGAACATACACAGTAGTTCATGCTACAAAAGGTAAAGAGGTCATTAAAGCAAAAACTTCATATGATGCTGCAAAAAAGTTTGCACAGATGAAAAGACTTAAAAGTACAGCTGGAGTTGATGCTTACCTTATGGAAGAAGTTGAACTTGATGAAGCATTCTCGCCAAAAGAAATTAAGATGGCAATCGGTATTGCATCAGATAAAAGATATGCTGGTGGTAATATGACAGGTGCTATGAGTGCAATTGAAAAAATTAAAAAAGGATTGTCTAAAGACCCTAAAGTTACAGCTGTTATAAGAAAACAGAATGAAGGTAATGATAAATTTAATCCACATGACGCAACTACTCTTAAAGATAGTGACGGCAAGAAGTTATACGACACTGGCATCAAAGAAGAAGCAGATGAGTTCAAACCTCACATGATGTATGACCCAAAAACTGGTAAAGGGTTTAAAGCAGACACTATGGCTGACCATCTAAGAATGAAGAAGATGGGATACGACCATGTTGCTCCTAAGAAAGAAGAAGTTCAGGAAGCATCTGGTGGAAAAGAAGAATATCAAAAGTTCTTTAATGCTACTATGAAAAAGTTTGGTGTTAAATCTCCATCAGAATTAAAGGGTGACGATAAGAAGAAATTCTACGATGCTATTGATGCTGGTTGGGAAGGTGACAACGAGAAGAAAGAATCTTTTGAAGCTGGTACACCAGAACGCACAAAACACACACTAGACACAACTCCGGGCCAGTCTGAGGAATTGTGGAATGAAACAGTTGGTGCAATGCAGAAGAAAAATTCATCTATGCGTGAAATCATGTCTAAGATGTGGGGTGTTGATGAAGGACACAACCCATTTAAGAAATTAGAAGATGCTAAGAAAGAAGAAAAAGATGCTAAGAAAGAAACTAAAACTATGACAGGCAAACCTATGACTAAAGTTGACATAGAACCTGATATGAAAGAAAAGAAAAATTAAATATTGACTTTATTTCTGATTAATGGTATAATAGCGGTAAGAAATGAGGAATTTTAATTAATGAAAAGTTTAAAGCAATTAACGGAAGTAAGTAAAGATGAATTGCCTCCGATTTACTGCGACATGGATCAAGTTTTATGCAACTTTATGAAAAGAGCCGATGAAGTTACTGGTGGATTTGTAAAGAGCAACAAAGAAGAAAAGTGGAAAGAAATTTCCAATACAAAAGATTTTTGGGCTGATTTAGATTGGATGTCTGGCGCTAAAAGAATGTATCAAATCATTATTAAATATGATGCACATATTCTTTCAGCTGCCTCTGGTAGGGACTCAAACTCTAAGCCTGGCAAAATGAAGTGGATCTCTAAAAACACTAAGTTTCCTAGAGGTAAAATACATTTGGTTAATCGTTCACAGAAACAGGCATATGCTATGACTGCTGGCAAACCAAATATTCTTATTGATGACTATATTAAAAATATCAGAGAATGGGAAGCAAAGGGTGGAATAGCAATACATCACACTAATGTTTCTAAAACAATTAACGAATTGAAACGATTGGGTTTCAAATAATTATAAATAGTAAGAAATATATTCTTATTGAATAAGGAGAAATAAAATGAGTCTATGGGGAACAACAACGGCCGCTGAAGACAAACCAAAGTTTCTGCCAGTCGATAGTAATGCTGGCGGTTCATCTGGAGCAAGAGAACACGCAATCGCAGTAGCTGGTGGTTGGGGATTAACTCCAGGCTTAGCCGCATCTGGAAACGATAATACTGCTGCAACACCAGAAGTTCTGGTTTGTGTCAAAAACATTGCCGCATTTATGGGTTCTGCTTCAATTATCGGTATTGATTGGACAGATCAAACAGTTGGAAATGTTGGAACATTTGACATAACAGTAACATTTGATGAAGCTGTAGATATTACATCAGCTACACGAACTGCAAACCAAACAATAACAAACAAAGCATACATTCTATTATCAAGACTTGGTAAAACTGACATGGTAGAAGATAGCACAATGGCTTGTCAGTACTTCTCTGGTACTGGTAGTAACCAACTTGTGTTTAGAGGTTTAGCTGCAACAAACGCAGCAGCTGGTTTCCTTGCCTTCAACGGAGAAGGTGTTGGTGATACAGGTGTTATTACAGGAATTAACTTTGACGGCACCGCAAACATGACAGAAGAAGATGGTGCATCTGCAATTGGTCTTAGATTAGAATCTGGAACCGCATCTGCTGGTTCTTCTGGTGGTAGTTTAATTGCAGACGGAAGTGCTTGTACATCTGTTACTGTTGCTGGTGCGATAACCGCATCAACCGCTTTTGTTATAGATGCTCTTTCTGGTGCAACACTTGTTGCTGGTATGGTTGTCACAGTTAATGGTGCTGGTGGATCTCCTGCTGCTTCAATTACTGATGCAGATGGAGAAACAGGTATTTCAACTGATAATACTCTGACGATTGCTACTGTTACTAACCAAACAACCTTTACAGTTAGTGAAGCAGTTACAATTGCAGACAATGTTGTTCTTCTTGCCTCCACAAATGGTGGTGAAGAAATCATCTCTGATTCACTTGACTTTACAGTTGGTGGGCCATTGTATGATACTCGTTCTGATGTTAAAACTATTACAAGAACTGGTGAAGACGATAGTGTTGCGCTCCAACTAGAAGTTGGAACCACAGACTTAGACGGAATAGGTGGTGGTCAAGGTACAGACTTTAAACTTGTACAAGAAACTGGCAATGCTGCTTCTCTTGGTACTGGCGATAACGCTACTAGAAACATAGAGGGTAAAACAACATTTACAGATCCATATGTTGTTGAAACTGCATTGAGTGATGCTGCTACATTCTTAGAATCTGGTACTTCAAGTGGTTCTGCAAATATCTTAAATGGTATTGATGTTGCTGCCGCTTAACGACAAATAGAATAACACGAGGGGTATTGATTTACCCCTCATTAAGAATTACGATGGGTCTTTAACTAGACTACTTGTGATGTGAGATAGGATTCGTCTGATTTCTCACAGTAGTATTCCCCAATAAAGGGGTTTAAATAAAGGAGAAGCCTAATGGCCGATTTAAAAATAACTGGATTAACTTCAATCGCAGCAGCTGCTGCAAGAGAAGATTTGCTCCATGTAATAGATGATCCATCTGGAACACCTATCAATAAGAAGGTAACTATTGCTGAAATGTACAACGCAATGGCTGCACCAGTAAAACTTGCTGCTGGAACTCAAGCATTGACTGAAGCAACTCATGCTAATAGAATGTTAATTGTACCAAACCAAACTGGTAGTTCAGTTTTGACATTACCTACACCAAAAATTGGAATGACTTTTAACTTTACCTATGGTGGTATTGCTGCTGATGTACAAAATACTGCAATATCTGCTGGAACTGATAATTCACTTTTCTTTCTGGGTGGTCTATACCATCTTGATATTGATGGGAACACAAGTGCCTCTGTATTTTCAGATAACGATTCAAATGAATTGATTACTCTAGTTACACCACAAAACTTTAGTATTCTTTGTACTGGAATCTCTGCAACTACATGGCAACTGTCTGGTTTTGTATGTTCTGCCACAGTACCAACAATCGCTGACTAATAAATCGAATTAAATAAAGGAGAAGCCTAATGGCTGATTTAAAAATAACCGCTATGACATCATTAGCAGCCGGAACTGCCAGAGAAGATGTTTTACACATAATTGATGATCCTACAGGAACACCAATCAACAAAAAAGTTACTGTTGGTGACATGGTAAATTCACTAGCCGCACCAGTAACACTTGCTGCCGGAGCAATAACAATAACTGAAGCACTACATTCTCATAGAATGTTAATTATACCAGATCAAACAGGAAATTCTGCTTACACATTACCAGTACCAAAAGCTGGTCTAGTTTTCAGATTTACTTATGGTGGTGCAGCTGCTGATGCTTCAGACACTTCAATAGCACCAGTAGGAGCTTCCGAGTTCTTTAGTGGTAGTCTTTTGTTTGCTGACACTGATGGTAACGCTTTATCAGTTGTTCCATCTGATAATTCAGCTGATGATTTGCTTACTATTATCAAACCACAGAATATAGATATTATATGTACTGGAGTATCAACTACTGAATGGCACTTGTCTGGTTTTGTTTCATCAATAACAGCACCAACCATTGCATAACTCAAATAAATAAAGGAGAAGCCTGATGGCCGACTTAAAATTAACCGCCTTAACATCTTTGGGGACTGCAGCTGCTAGAGAAGACTTGTTGCACCTTATTGATAATCCAAGCGGAACACCACTAAACAAAAAGGAATCACTTGGTGATTACTACAATGCTAATAATAGTGTTGTTGTGTTAACAAACGCTAACCAAAACTTGAATGAAGCAGATCATGCTCATAGAACTTTGACATTTGCAGATATTTCATCTGCTGATAAGACTTTTAAACTACCAGCGCCAAAACCCGGCATGGTTTTTAAATTTCAGTATCAACATACTGCAGCAGATGGACATGATATTATCATTTCTACTGTTGCAACTGATAATAGTGTATTCTTTAAAGGTAGTCTAACACATTTTGACACCGATGGTAACACTAATGCAGTTGCTTTTTCAGACAATGACTCAAATTCAATTTTAGGTATTAGATTACCAGATAGATTTGAAGTCACACTTACTGGTGTTTCTACAACAGTATATCATTTGTCTGGATTTGTTGGAAGTGCTACTGTTCCAGATTTTGCTGACCAATAGTAGTTGAATAATGACCACTTTCGGGTGGTCATCATTTTTCGTTATAAATAGAGAATACATTATGCTAGAAAAGTCTAAAATTGAAAATAGATTATCTGTTCTTGACGCTGACATACAAAAAGTAAATCAGCAACTTCAAGAATTAGAAAAGCAAAAGACGGATACGATTGCATTGATGAACGCACTGAATGGTGCAAAACAACAATGCTTGAATTTCCTAGAAGAATTTAATGATGACGAGCCAAACGAACCTAGTTCAGATGACTCAGGTGATGTCGGAAATAATGCCGACAGTAACATTCCCCAAAACAACGTAGTAATGGGGTTAATATAACGCTAGTCAAAGGAGACTATTAAAATGGCTGATAAGAAAATTACGGCACTAACCGACCTTTCCACAGGAATCGCCGGAGCAGATTTACTTCATGTTGTTGATGATCCTACAGGAACACCAATTAACAAGAAAATTTCTGTAACAAACTTTGTAAACAACCTACCTACTTTTATTGGATTTTCAAATTCAGTTCAAGATATGGCTGATAACTCTGTAACAATTGCTAACGCAACTACTGCTATTACTACGTTACAGACTACTGGTTCTGTTGCTACTACTCTTGCTGATGGAACAGTAGTGGGTCAAATCAAAATCATCGTTCACGATACAGACGGTGGTACTTCTGAAATGACTCCAACTGATGCTACTGGTTTCGTAGATATCGACTTTGCAACTGTTGGTGATACAGTAACGTGTATTTGGATGGGAACCTCATGGTTCTTATTGGCATCTCATGCTGCTGCCGCAGATACAGGTGTTGCTGAAGTTGCTCAAGACTAATCTTTAGATGGATAAGTCTTAGTATTAACTTACTAAATAGTACTGGGGAGAGGGAACATATCTCTCTCCCCTTTTTTACTAAGGGTGATAGGAAAAGGATACAAGAATGAAATCTTTTAAAAAATTTGTAACAGAGGACACTGGTTTCCCCACTGGGCCTGTTGGAGAAAATCCAAGTAACTTAGGTGGTAGTGTTGAATCTAATCCTGCTGATTTAGCAAATCCTGCTGTTCGCAAAAGAATTAACGCAATAGTTGGTCAAATTGGTAACATGGAATATCTTTCACCAGAACACGCCATTCACAGACTTAAAGGTTCTATGAACAAAATAGGTTTAGATTTTGGTGCAGTTCCGGCTATGGAAGGACAAGGTGGTAAGTTCGATCTTCCACTATCACGATTTGGTGGTAGATTTGGTAAAGACGAAAATACCCCATACGATGAATTTATTAATGACGATGGAATTTCCCATATTGTAGAAGGTGGACTAAGTTTGAAGATTGAATATGAAATGATGCCAAGAAATCAATCGTGTAAAGTTTACGCCAGCCTAGGCTGATGTATGAAACGATAACCTCAGACAATGTTTATATGTATGCCATAAGGCATTATGATAATCCACATTGCGAAGGGGAAAAAGAATTTGAAGATGATCTCAAAAGGTTTAAATATATTAAACGACTTTTGAGAAAATATAATGATACAGGAATACTTAAAGAAAGGTTGTTGTTGAATCATATTATTGTCTTGCATAATGTTTTTGGTTCAGATGCCTGTGCTACACTCTTGTTATTTAAGATACAAGATGAATACTGGCCTGCGATGAAAGCATTTTTATTATTCCTAAATATTCTTAGGGAAGATGAGTTAGACCATATAAAAATAGACAAGAATGTCTATGAAACATTGAAGGAACTGTAATGGGTAGGGCGATAGATTTATTTGTAACCTATAGATTTCTAAAATTACTTACAACTCCGTTTTCAAAAACGGATGCGTTTAAGCTAGGAATCATTGATGCCGATGGTAATCGTGTTAAGAAACCCAAATCTACACAACCTCTGGTCGACCTTGCAACAACAGAACAAAAAAATGCATATACAATTCTGCATAAATTAGTTTTTAATATAAAAAAGATTTTTAATAAAGTGCCGGGCCTCAGAACAAAGGTTGGTACTTATGCTGCTGCATTATTCCTACTGAAAGATACATTCAAAGAATCAGTAGATGACCCACATGTGTTTGAGAAAGAGTTTATGAAGTTTCTCAAAGAAGAAGGTGTTACACTAGATAATAGTATTAGTGAAGATGTAATTGGTTTTGGTGAGGTTTTACCCAAAGGAAATTATGTACTAAGTAACGATATACTAAATACAGAGGAAGAAGAACTATCTGCTAAAAAAGGTGATAAGGTTGTTGCCTTTGAGGACGAAGCTCCTGTAGATACAATTTTGGGTGTTGAAATTTTCCCTGTTGTTCACATTAAAAGTCAAGAAAAAATATATGTAAGTTTAGAGGATTTAAAAGATGACAGCTAAATGGAAAGAGGTCAGTGCTTACACTGGTCAAGATATAGATGAAGATGTTCCTACGAACTTTGCCGGACAAGGTAGTGGTGTAGACATGAATCCTACAGGAATGAGAAAAAAGAAAAAACACTCTCTGCTCGATGCCAGAACTAAAGCATACAAAGAACATAAAGCAAGATTAGAAGCAAAAAGAATGAAAAGAGAAAATGCTAAAAAATCTAAGTTTGTTGAAAAAGTTCAAGAATCAATCGGTGAGTTTAATCGTGAATCATTTCTTGTAGAAGATAATCTAGATGTTCTGAAAGATATTGTTAAAAGAAAACAGAATAAAAGTATCAAGTTAAAAGATGGTTCATTGAAGGTAGATTTGTTTACTGCATCTGCACTTGTTCAAGTTATGAATAAAGTTAATGCTGACAATAAAGCAAAACTTACCAAAATGATTAATGGTAATAAAAAACAATTCATGGCGGCAGCTTCTGCGGTAATGAAAATGGTAAAAATGAGATAGTTTTCCTATGAAAACCTTTTTAACTCACCTAGATGAAAATTCTTTTGGGCCTGCATTAGATAAGATGCATCCTGTTGGTGACCTAAATGCAGCTGATGAAAAACAAGTCAAAAAATCAGACCTAGACCAAATTGAAAGATATGCAGATAAAATATTTGCATCTCTAGGTATTGATGTAGAGTTCACCAGACATTTTTTGGATAGAGTTAATGATTCAAGGAATGTTAAACAAATCACTTCAGCAGAACTAACAAGATTGTTCAAACAGTCTTACAAAAAGTATGGTAAAAGTATTGTAAAATTAGGGCCTGATGCTCAAGCAGTAATCAATGATATGAAAACTAATATCAACATGCCTTTTGCATTAAATCTAAAGGGTGGGAAACTGGAACTCGTTGCAAAGACAGTAATGAGAAAAAAGAACTTCCAGACATCTGGGCCAAAGTTGAGTTTTGAACAGATTAAAGAAGTACCTAGAATACCTAGAAAAAAAGGACAACCAGCAGGAAGTGATAAACATTCTGACTTATACACAGATGAAAATCCAAAAGGAACAATACAGGGATTGAAGTTTGCAACTGTTAAAGATGCAAAGAGTAGTGTAACTAAGATAAAGGGTTCTGGTAAAACCCATGCACATAAGATACAAGCTGCAATTGCAATGGAACAAAGAGCAAAAGAAATGGGTAAAGGCGCAGAGGCTGCTGTTTATCGTGCATACATAGAAAAAATGAAAAAGATTACAAAAGAAAAAGGAGAATAGTATGATTGATTGGGTAAAGGATAGAGTAGAAGAAAGAACTACTTGGAATGGAGCTGCGTTGATTGTAGTCGGTGTAGTTATACTCATAGCAGGCCCTTTTGCTTCACTTGCTGCATACGGAGCGATTGCTTATGGCGCATGGTCAATTTGGAAATCTGAATAAATATGTTTAAATTATATGCAATAATTATTTTAGTGGGAATCATTAGTGCTGCTGGTTTGAGTGCTAAGTATTACTATGATACAACTCAAGCAACGATAGCGACATTGCGTGAAAACAATGCAAAACTAGAAGTTGCTGTGCAGATTAGTGAAGCAAGTGTTAAGACACTTGAAGAAAGTGCAGTTCAAAATGCAAAACTAAATTCTAAACTACAAGCTAGTTTGCAACAAGCAGAAAAATACGGAGATGAACTCCGATCTACATTACAGAAACACAATCTAACCCACTTAGCAAATAAGAAGCCGGGGCTGATTGAAAAGAGGATGCAAAATGCGACAAATAAGTTATGGGTTGATCTTACTGCTCTCACTGACAATACTGTCGGGGTGCAGCATGATGAGCAAGTATCTGCCGGAATCGAAAGTAATAACAGTAACTAATACTGTTAAAACAACTGTTCCAATAGCAACACACCCAAAGAAAGTACAGCTTAATGATGTAAAAATTTATGTAGTTTCAAAATTAAACTATGATAAGTTTATATCAGATTTTGAGAAAAAGAATGGTGCTGATGCATACATTGCTTTATCTGTAAAAGACTATGAGAATTTGAGTTTAAATTTCTCAGAATTAAGACGTTACATAGAACAACAAAAACAAATTATTGTTTACTATGAGGGTGCTGTAGCACCAACAGCAATAGGGGAAACGGACAAATGACACAGATTGAAATAACAGACTTTATTCTACAACAACTAGTCACATGGTGGCAGTTTACAGTTGTTGGTATTATAATTATTATTGGTTGGATTATTAATTTGTTTGATGACAAGGAATGTCTTTGTAAAGATTCCCATGTGTTTGAATATTCAGAAATGCCACACATGATACCTATTCCTATTGCAACAAAGGATAAAGGATTTTGGGGTGCAATCTGGATGTGGATGACCGGAAGTCGTAATTGGATAATCGCAAAGAAGTTTGTATTTAAGATTAATGGAGTTGAATACATAATCCCTAAAGGGTTTCAGTTTGATGGTGCATCTATTCCTAAGTTTTTACACACATGGTTATCCCCAACAGGAGTTCTGTTGATGGGTGGACTAGTCCATGACTATGCGTATAAATATGAAACACTGAAGAAAAATGCAAAAGGTACTTATGGTAAGCTTACACAAAAAGAATCTGATAAGATGTTTAGAGATATAAATATAGAAATCAATGGATTTAAAGTCATGAACTATCTCGCATATTGGGCATTAAGATTAGGTGGGTTCGCTGCATGGAACAAACACCGCAAAGTAAACGCTAAAGTTAAGTAATTACCACAACTTAAATACGAAATAAAGTCTCTGTTATTTTTAATGGAGACTTTTTTATCGGCACCATTTTATCCCATATATACCAAGTATCCTTTCCGAATCTTATAAATAGTTAAAAAGAGGCTGTAAGCTATGGATGTATTTACTCTAATTGCTGAAGTCGGAGTTCCAATTGCGGTAGCAATATTAATGGGATTTTTTATATTCATGGTATTAAAACAAATACTTGAAGGTATAATTGACCAAATAAAAACTCTGACTATGTTTTGTAAAATGCTCGAAGATCGTGCGAGAGTGGGATGTAATGAGTTGATAAAAATTGATTTATTAGTTAGTTCTGCTTTAGGAGTGACTCCCGACATTAATCGTATTGCTCGTGCTGAAAACTTCAAAGAAGATGGTAAGCTTGATGTGAGGCGAGATTAATGCAAGACATAGGAACACTAATTGCTGAATTTGGGTTTCCAGTTGTTATGGCTGTCGGTATGGGATATTTCATATATTACATATGGGCATTTATTAGTAATAACATTCAACCAGAGTTAGATGCAATGCACATGGCTCTCATAAAATGTATAGACCAAAATCGTATGTTAGATAATGATATGATACGATTGCAACAAAAGGTAAATGTTGTTTTGGAATACAGAGAAAAAGACAAACTACAAGACGAAATTAAAGAAAAACTTGAAACCGAACAATTACACAAAGAAGGAAAGAGGGGGAAGAAGGGCTAATGAAAATTCATAGTCTAATAACTATATTAATAGTATTTTTTAGTATGAACGCTAATTCTACTGACCTGACTCACCAGTGGGTTTCTCCTGCCTTCAGTGGAGTGGGATATAGTTCCCATGTTCTTACTATCGAGAATCAAGAATATTCTCGTGTGAAAGCAAACAAAGAAAAGAAAGCAGCAGCTGCTAGAGAACTTGAGAGAAATCTTGCAAATACAAATCAGTCAAAGTTTATAAAGAATGTAGAATCAAGAATTTACGCTCAACTGTCGAAACAACTTGTGGATAGTATGTTTGGAGAAAATTCCAATCAGAATGGAACAGTCACATTTGAGGGTACTACAATCAGCTATATTAAAGATACAGACAATGTAGCATTAACAATATTGGATGCAAATGGAAGTGAAACAGTTATTACAGTTCCTATTGGTGATTTTACTTTTTAGTTTAGGTGGTTGTACAACATACGAAGTGATGGAAACAGCCACATCTACACCAATGACGAACAAGTTAAAAAATTATCGACCCCCCGAAAGGAAGGTTGAGATTGCTGTTTACCAGTTTAATGACCAAACAGGTCAAAGAAAGCCCAGTGACAACCTTGCCTCATTAAGCACAGCAGTCACACAGGGATCAGGAACATTATTAGTACAAGCACTTAAAACTGCGGGTAATGGTGAATGGTTTACTGTTGTTGAAAGGATGGATTTAGACTATCTTTTAAAGGAACGACAAATCATAAGAAACACAAGAGCAACTTATGACGGAGATAAGTCAGAAAAAGTTAGACCTTTATTGTTTGCTGGTGTTCTTATAAGTGGTGGTATCATTGGTTACGATACCAATATAGAAACAGGTGGTGTTGGTTCGAGATATTTAGGTATAGGTATTCGTGACCAATATCGTAGAGATATGGTATCGGTTTCATTACGATTAATATCTGTACAAACTGGTGAGGTGTTACTTGCGGTAAGTTCACAAAAGACTATATTAAGTACTAAAGTTGGTATGAATGTATTTAAGTTTTTAGATATGGGTACTGAATTAATCGAAATTGAAGCTGGAACTACTGAGAATGAATCGACAACTTATGCGGTTCGTAAAGCAATAGAACACGCAGTAAACCAATTGATTGAAAGAGGAATAGAAAACGCATTATGGAAACTCAAATAGGAGAGATAAAATGAAAAATAGCATACTTACAATTCTCGCTTACTTTGTTATGATGAGTGTGGGTTATGCGAGCGATGTATACATTACACAGTCAGGTGCAAGCCTTACTGCAAATATTAATCAAGACGGACAAACCAACAAGTTTGGTGTTTCTGGAACGGTGGTCACTCTAACAGGTGATAACCAAACACTAGACATTGACCAGATTGGTAATAGTAACACAATTGCAGCATCAGTAGTTGGTGCAACTCAACAGTTTACTCTTAGACAAGCTGGTAATAGTAATGCATCTACTGTATCGGTTGGTGCAAACTCAGCGTCTGCTGACAACAGTATTATTCAAACGCTTACAGGTAGTTCAAACACAACTACTGTTAATGTAGGTAGTTCGGCTTCAACTGATGATGCAGATATTGATTTGGTTGCACAGGGTGATAGCAATACCGTCACCATCAATGAAAACAGTACCGCATCACTAGCGGGTAGTGATAAGAAAGTAACAAGTATTACGTTAATAGGTAACTCTAATACGGTCACTTCTACACACACTGGAGCAGCAGATCAAGATACAACCTTGCATCATACAGGAGCATCTGGTCAGTTCAGTATTACACAGGATGGTGCTTATGATGGTACTGTTCAGATGACAACTGTTGGGGCAGGACACAATGTTACGGTTACTATGGACGATTAGTTTTACACTATTGATTTCGGTTAACAATATTGTTTTATCGGAAACTATTGGTAATGTAGTAAAACAAAAAGGCAATGCTTCGGTAGAAAGGGCAGAGAATAAACTTGTTTTAGAAGAAAACTCTGCCATTGAATACAAAGATAATGTCCGTACAGGAAATGGTAATGTTGGAATAAAATTTATTGATGATACAAATGTGGCAATAAGTCCACATAGCTCATTAGTAATAGATGATTTTGTGTATGACCCAAATTCTAAAACAGGGTCTAAACTTGTAATGAATGTTGCACTGGGAACAGTTAGATATGCAAGTGGTAATATTGCAAAACTAAATTCTCAGAATGTTGATATTCGCACTCCAACTGCACGAATAGGTGTTCTTGGAACTGCTTTTAGTATGACTGTTGATGAGGTTGGAAAGTCTCTCATTATTCTACTTCCCAATGCAGATGGAACAGTGGGTAAGATATCAGTAGAAAGTGATGCAGGACAGGTTTTTCTAACCCAAGCATTTGAATCTACATTAGTTATAAATGGAGAATCTAATCCTTCAAAGCCAGTTATACTTGATTTAACTTTAGACCAAATTAATAATTTGTTAATTATTAAACCACCCAAAGAAAAACTTTTAAAAATAATTAAAAGTTCTAAAATTACAATAAACTTATTAGACATAGATTTTTTAGAATTTAGAGAGTTAGACAAAAACCAATTAGACGAAGATAAATTAGAATTTACTGAACTAGACATTAATCCTTTAGATGTTGATTTATTAATGAATGTGCTAGACCAATTAATTGCACTAACCGCTCAGAGAGAACTGGTAGATGGTAGGACAAGCGGTTTCAATAAATCAACTCAAGTTAATACGATTCGTGATGGTTCGCGACTTGAGATAATTCGTCAAGTGGGAAATGGTAATATTCATTTAAGATTAAATGCAGATTGGGGATATAGAATTAATTTAACACAACAGGGAATACCTGTACCAGAGATAACATCCGATGATGAAACTGATAACACTATTACTATCTATCAGTCTGAGTAGTATTGTTTATGCTGGAAACAGTGTATTCATAGAACAAATTACTACCAGTGATGATACAACAATAAATGTCAGTCAAGATGGCCAGAACAACGCTGTCAATTTAACAATGGCCCATGACGACAACACACTTGATATTGACCAAGAAGGAAACAACAATACAGTCAGTTGGATTTCCTACTGGGGTTCTGGTCGAGCTTGGGGTGGTGACTTGGACGGAGTAAATAACAATATAAAAATTGAACAGAACAACACCAATGGTTCTGATTCAAACAGAGTTGGATTTCATATAAAAAGCAATAATAATAATGTTCATGTCTGTCAGGGCGCAACCTTTACTAGTAGCTCTGATACAACTTGTTCTGGAACTACATCAGAGTATGGTGGTCACACAACTAACCTAGACCTACATTCTGGTGGAAATAATATCAAGATAGGACAACAAACAGGATCAGGTAATGCAGACCATTCTATTCGACTATACACATACGGTGGAGAAAATAATAATATGTTTGTTAAACAAAACGGAAATGGTAACAAAACCTTATATATGACTGTAAGGACTGATGGTGGTTCACAATCTGTTGTTCAAAAAGACAGTGGAACACATACTGCTACTGTAGATTTAACCGGCAGTTATCCTACTAATTTGAATTTGGTTCAACAAGGTGGTACAAATCAATCATACTCTCTAACACAGAACTGTCAATCATCTGGCGGTTGTGGTGTATCCTTGACACAAGGAAATTAAAATGAAAAAGTGGATTATAGCTATTTCTGTTATTTTATTCTTTTGTGTTATTCGTTTTTCAGACCTTTGGTTCTTTGAGATGGTAAGGTTGAAAGCACTAGACCAACATCAAAGAACACAACAAGAAACAATCGCTCCTGATGTCGTGACAGTAGAAATAGATAATGCTTCGGTAAGAGAATATGGTCAGTGGCCTTGGCCAAGAGATAAACTTGCAAAGGACATTGAAAGTCTATATCGCAAGGGTGCTTCAATTGTTGTATTACCCATATTGTTTGCAGACAAAGATAGATTAGGTGGTGATGCACAATTTGATGAGATGTTGAGAAAAACTCCAACCATCATAGGACAAATCCCAGCAAATCAAACTAAAGGAAATCCTGTACCCAGAGGTGTTGCCGCGATAGGTATGCCTTGGCAACAATGGATATACAATTATAGTGGTGCAGTCGGCCCCATAGAACCATTTTCAAAATCTGCAATAGGTGTTGGTATGATGCTTATTGCTCCAGAGAATGATGGTGTGGTTCGTAGGATGCCTTTGGTGATTCAAATAGATGGACAACTGTATCCATCTCTGTCTATGGAGATACTAAGAACAGCTGCTGGAGATATTAGTTATCAGATGAAAACTGGTGAGGGTGGTGTGGAAGCATTACGCATACCAAAATACAAAAAGATACTGACTGATGCCAATGGTGCTATTTGGATTGATTTCAAATGGAAAACAAAAACCTATGCACTAAACAAATTAACAGACGATGATTCATTTGTAGGAAAGATTGTTATTCTTTCACCTACGGCATCTGGAATAGATAATCCAGTTGCAACCCCAGTGGGTGTAATTCCAAGTCACGATTTGATTGCTGCCTCTGTAACAACTATGATTGCAGGAAGGAACATCACAAGACCCTTCTGGACTGATTTAGCAGAGCTTTCAGTGTCTTTAGTGTTATCATTGATACTAACAGTAGTGGTGTTAACACTAAGTTGGTATGTTGGTGCAACACTATTACCAATATTTCTTGCAGGGACTTATTACGGCAGTTCATACTTATTTACTGAATACAGCTACCTAATTGATTGGTCATATCCTGTATTGACAATGTTTGTAGTTTGGTCTGTTTCTGCATTTCTGCGGTTTATGGAAGAATTTAGATTACGCCAACAGATTAAGAAACAATTTGAACATTACCTTGATCCACGACAGGTTGCTATTTTACAGAAGAATCCAGACGCACTGAAACTTGGTGGTGAACGCAGAGAGATGAGTTTTCTCTTTATGGACATTGTTGGATTCACTCCTATATCAGAACACTATAAGAACAATGATGACCCAGAAGGATTGGTTGAGTGTATCAATGATTACCTAGACCGCATGACCAAGATAGTATTGAATAATGGTGGTACGGTTGATAAATACATGGGCGATTGTATCATGGCTTTCTGGAACGCACCATTAGATTGTGAGAACCATGCAGAGTTAGCGGTTCGTACATCTGTGGAGTGTGCAATAGAAACTGAGAACCTAAAGGCTGCGTGGAAAGAGAAAGGATTACCAGAGATTAATATTGGTAGTGGTGTTAATACAGGAACATGTATTGTAGGCAATATGGGTAGTACCACCAGATTTGACTATTCAGTCATTGGTGATTCTGTCAACCTTGCTGCACGATTAGAAGCAACTGCCGCTAGAGGAGATTATAAAGATTATCCAACAATCTATTCTAGTTATACTATGGAACAACTACCTGATACTATGCCAAGTAAAAATATTGGTGAGATTAAAGTTAAGGGTAAAGAGGAACTTATTAAAATTTATTCACCTATTGACAATATCGTAGATACATAGTATACTAAATAACACTTTAAAGGTAAAAAAGATGAGTAATGAAATCACAACAGAGGTGGCAATTCTTAAAAAAGAAGTTGCTGATATAAAATTAATATTTAATCGTCTTGATACCGCTATTGAAAGGATTACTGATGTGTCTTCATCGGTCAATCGTATGTTGGCTGTGCATGAAGAAAGGATAGCTAATCAAGAAGAAGTTGCTAATCGTGCCAATTTAGAATTTACAACAGACATTAGAGAACTACACTCTCGTATTACTACAAACTATAAAGAACTTACTGATATAATGTCAGAACATAGTAAACAAGATGCTATCAATCAACAGATGCTTAGGGACGACCTAAACAACCGAGTTGGTATTCTTGAAAAGTGGCGTTGGATAATTATCGGTGGTTCTATAGTACTCGGATTTATTATTCAAAAAATGCCTATTTGGGGTTGACATCTACCTCTAATTGAGTTATAATTACACCATGTATATAGAAAAAAAATATCTAATGATTGCGTCATCGCAATTGCAGCGATTTAAAAAGACAGGAGACTGCCTGTACAATTTTCGTTGTCCTTACTGTGGAGATTCTCAAAAGTCTTCTACCAAAGCTCGTGGTTTTATTTTCCGTAAAGAATTGAATCTTATATATAAGTGTCATAACTGTGGCGTAGGAGCATCGTTCAGTAATTTACTGAAACACATTGACCCTAAAATTTACAATGACTATATAATGGAGAGATACAAAAAGAATGAACCAGAACTTCCAGACATTGGAAAATTCACTCAACCTAAATTCATGAAGGGGCCTTCACCACTCAAATCACTTAAAAAGATATCGTCATTAAGTCATGACCATCCTGTTAAGAAATTTGTGATGAATCGACAAATCCCTTCTACAGTTCATTTTGAGTTGTTCTTTGCTCCAAAGTTTTATACTTGGGTCAATACTGTTGTACCTAACAAATTCGCTTCTTTGAATGGGGATCACCCTAGATTGGTAATTCCATTCTTTGATGAGAATAGTAAAATGTTTGCGTTTCAAGGGAGGGCATTTGGTAATGAAATACCAAAGTATATTACCATCACTCTTGACCCAGACAAAGATAAAATCTACGGTCTTAATAGACTAGACTCTACAAAACCAATACAAGTAACCGAAGGGCCCATTGACTCTATGTTTTTGGACAATTGTGTTGCTGTCGGTGGTGCTGATTTTAGTAGATTACCTGTAGAGAATACAACTATTATTTTTGATAACGAAAGACGCAATGTCGAGATATTGAAACAAATAGAGAAGACAATATACATGGGTTATAATGTAGTGTTATGGCCTGATGATTTGAAAGAAAAAGATATAAACGATATGATACTATCTGGACTTACTAAAGAAGAAGTACAGACAATAATAAACAATAATTCTTATCAAGGCAACATGGCCAAGATAAAATTCACACAATGGAGAAGACGAAATGCCCGATAATTTTTTACCAACCTCATACCAAGAATTCATTCACCTATCAAGATACTCTCGATGGCTACCAGAAAAAGGTCGCAGAGAAACTTGGAATGAAACTGTTTCAAGATACTTTGATTTCTTTGATGTTCATGTACAGGAAATGACAGGATTTGAAATTACAAAAAAAGATAGAGATGAACTTGAACTTGCCGTACTAGGACAAAAAGTTATGCCCTCTATGCGTTGCTTAATGACCGCAGGAGAGGCGTTAAAGAGGGAGAACATCGCTGGATACAATTGCTCATACGTTGCAGTAAATCGTATTCAAGCGTTTGATGAAATCCTTTATGTTCTTATGAATGGAACTGGAGTTGGTTTTTCTGTTGAAAGACAATTTACATCTGAACTTCCAAAAGTAGCAGAGGAGTTCCATGCATCTGATACTGTTATTACTGTTGCAGATAGTAAAATGGGTTGGGCAAAAGCATTTAAAGAACTGATGGGTATGTTGTATATTGGTCAGATTCCACGATGGGATTTATCTAAAATCCGTCCTGCTGGTGCTCCACTTAAAACTTTTGGTGGTCGTGCTTCGGGCCCTGCACCACTAGAGTCATTATTTAATTTTGTAGTCAATGTACTTGGTAGTTCTGCTGGACGTAAGTTGTCCTCACTAGAATGTCATGACATTGTTTGTAAAATTGCTGAAGTAGTGGTAGTTGGCGGTGTTCGTAGGTCTGCTCTCATTAGTCTTTCAAATCTTTCAGATGATCGTATGCGTCATGCTAAATCTGGACAATGGTGGACAGAAAATCCTCAACGCGCCTTAGCTAATAACTCTGCTTGTTATACAGAGAAACCAGAAATGGGTATCTTTATGAGTGAGTGGAACGCACTCTATGAATCTAAATCTGGAGAACGTGGTATCTTTAATCGTGAAAGTGCTAACAGAATAGCCGAAGCTAGTGGTCGTAGAACCACCGAAGGGCATCACTTTGGCGTAAATCCTTGCAGCGAGATAATATTGCGAGATAGAGAATTTTGCAATTTAAGTGAAGCAGTTATCAGATCTAATGATACTGAAGAAACTTTAATAGAGAAAGTAAGACTGGCTGCCATTCTTGGTACATTCCAATCAACTTTGACTAACTTCAAGTATGTTAGTGCCGCATGGAAGAAAAATTGTTCAGAAGAAAGACTACTTGGTGTATCTCTAACAGGTATTATGGATTGTAAGTTAACAAATGGTAAGTCAAAAGGTCTTGATGTATTACTTGAAAAACTTAAAAATGTCGCAATAGACACTAATAAAATTTGGTCTAAGAAATTAGACATTCCACAATCTGTAGCAATTACTTGTGTCAAACCAAGTGGTACAGTATCACAGCTAGTTAATTCTGCATCTGGTATTCATGCTCGTCACAATCCTTACTACATACGCACAGTTCGCGGTGATAAAAAGGATCCACTTACTTTGATGATGACAGACGAAGGTTTCCCTGTTGAAGATGATGTAATAAACCCAAGCAATACTGCTGTCTTCTCTTTTCCTCATAAAGTAGATAGAGGCGCAGTATTCAGACAAGATATGAACGCAATTGAACAATTAGAATTGTGGTTAATATACCAAAAACATTGGTGTGAGCACAAGCCTTCCGTTACAATTTCCGTTAAAGAAGAAGAATGGATGGAAGTTGGCGCATGGGTTTACAAATATTTTGATTACATGTCTGGAGTATCATTCTTACCATTTAGTGAACATTCATATCAACAAGCGCCTTATCAAGATACCGATAAAGAGGGGTATGACATTTTATTGAAACAAATGCCTAAGAATGTAGATTGGTCTAAATTATCTGAATATGAATCAAAGGATATGACAATTGGCGCTCAAGAATTAGCTTGTGTTGCTGGTTTTTGTGAAATTCAATAATGATGCGGGTAGTAAGGGTCATTGTATGTGACTCATGCGAAGCTGAATTCCATTTCAAACATGACATGGACACTACTGTATATAAATTAGAGTTCTGTCCATTCTGTGGAAAGGAATTAAACCAAGATTTGATAGACGAACTAGAGGATGATGATGACTACATCTGGTAACTGATGTGGTAGAAAAAGCGTTAAATTAAAACCCATAAATAATACAGAACATTTTATTCTGAGATTGTATTTTTGGGAAAAAGATAATGAAAAACGCGATGGGGTTGTTACCAATTCCGACAAAGTGGACACATGATGGTAAGATAATTCAAGAACTTCCAGAAGGTTGTGAAGGATTTGTCTATCTTATAACCAACCTTGCTAATAATAGAAAGTATATTGGTAAGAAGCTCGCGAGGTTTAAAGTTACCAGACCACCACTTAAAGGTAAGACAAGAAAAAGGCGTTCAACAAAAGAAAGTGATTGGAAGGACTATTGGGGTTCTTCTGACCACTTAAACGCTGATGTTTTGTCTTTCGGTGAAGATAAATTCACTAGAGAAATTTTATACTTTTGTTCGAGTAGAGGAATACTAAGTTACTTAGAAGCAAAAGAACAATTTGATCGAAGGGTTTTAGAGTCTGACGAATACTATAATGGCATTATCAATGTTAGAATAGGAAGTTCAAAGATGTTAAAAGAACATTTGAGGATACATAATAATGAACGAGTGGATCGAACAATATAAATCTTATCACGCAGACCGGAATACTCATTATCCCGGCAATAACTTAAAACCACAATTACATCATATCATGGACTTGATTCGTGATATAAATCCAGAAACTTTACTAGATTTTGGTTGTGGTAAGGGTAAACAATATTCTGAATGGAAACATCACGAAGAAATGGGTGTCATGCCCTCTTTGTATGACCCAGCAGTACCAGAGTTTGAACTACTACCTGACGGCCCATTTGATGGAGTATTCTCTACTGATGTAATGGAACACATTCCAGAAGAACAAATTCCAGAAACATTTGAAATGATTTCTAAAAGAGCAGATAAATTTGTTTTTCTTGCAATCAGCACCCAACCAGCTATTGCAATTTTACCAAATGGAGAAAATGCACACTGTACACTAAAACCTATCGAGTGGTGGGTAGATATGTGGAATAAATACTCACATAAAAGAATATACACTCACATCAAAACTTATGGCACTAGTAATGGTTATCAGATACTTAATGAAGACCTTTACATGGAGTTCTTCCTAAATAATTTAACAATTAAAGAAAAGACCCTTGACAAATCCTAAATTTTATGATACTATAGATAAGTAAGATAAAAAAAGGTTTTAAAGATGAGTAAAATCAAAAATCAAGTAATGGATATCGAAGAATTTATTAACGATCACTTAAACAGTGAAAAGTATGAAACTTGGGATACCATTAAATCTGCTGCACAAAAACAATTTAAAGATTTCGATAGCACGATTGATGAAATCATTAAACAAACTAAAAGGAATATGTAATGATTGATTCAAATGTTGCATTTATAATTACTTTATGTTTTGGTATTTGTACATTCATCTGGGGCAGAAAGGCTGCGATTGCACCTGTCACTGAAAGTTTATTGAAAGTTCTTGAAGAACAACACTTTATTAAAATGAGAATTAATAAAGATGGTGTAAAAGAGATAGTTTCTTTAGATGAAGTTAATTAAGGTATTGACTTCTTGATAAGATTGTGTTATAATGGCTATACAAGTTAAAGATGAGAGATGAAATATGACTAAGAAAAAAATAACTACTACGGTTAATGATGGTTGGGTTGAACCTAAAAAACGCAAACCTCGTAAACCTATGACTCCAGAACAAAGAGCGGCAGCTATTGAACGACTTGCTTTGGCAAGAGCAGCAAAAGCACCCGCCAAGAATTCATCTATACACAAATCACTATTAAATTTACCAGAAGACTATTATCTTCATCCTAACAAAATAAAGGAGTGGATTAAGACCCAGAAAGGATTGTTAGCTGAAGAAAAAAGTAATGTACGAAGAAGTGTATCTGGTTCTATTGCAAAGGTTGCTAATCACGAAGGTTATATTCGTAATTTAAATAGTTACCTCAAAAATGGATATTGGATAGATATGTTTTATGGTGAATACCAACAGGGGCGTATCAAATGGGTGACGATAGTACCAAAGGGTTAGACAACAATATAATCAAAGGGCCGTGGACTCACCCTGATGTTAAACCATTGACCGAGAAAAGTTCAAGACTAGCAGATGATATGCAATTCATAGGTGAAGTCACTGAAGGACTTATGATTCCTATGATTCATAATCTTTCAGAAAATGGTGTTGACATTTCATCTGAAGAATTCATAGGTGAAGTTGGGTATATGAATGAAGTATTAAAATCTATACTCTACAGGCATTTTGGTTATAACCACCCTGTGAGTTTATTGATTGCAAAATCAATGATTGTTGATACAGAAGGCGTAAAGGTTCCTTTCGCTGAAATTGATGTAGATATTTTAACAGACATATTAGAAATTATAGAAGAAAGTGAAGATGAACCTAACAGCTGAACCTATTGTATGGCAAAATTTTAGTCCTACAATTTTACAATTTGAAGTGCCAGAAGAATTTATTACTTTGGTTAATAATGCTGGTGATGCCGTATTGGGAGATGAGAGTCTTTCCAAGAAATTTGATTTCTCTGATAACCTTGTTGGTAAGGTATCAAAGGAAGTAAAGATTCCTGTATACGACAAAAAAGAATCTAAGTTCCTATCAGACACACTAAAAAAAGGGTGCCTGACCTACCTAGAACACATGGAAGATTCTAATCGTGCATATGGTTGGACTAAGATGTCGAAAGGCATAAAACCAACCATTGATAATATCCATCTTGCACAGAGTTGGATTGTAAGTCAATACAAACACGAATACAATCCATGGCATACACACAGTGGTAATTTCTCTGGTGTTATTTATCTCAAAATACCAGAAGGTATGGGTGAGGAAAATGCAAAAGAATTTAAAGACCACTATCCATCAACAGGCCTTATTGAATTTATGTATGGCGAAAAGTCTGACTTTAGGAGTGACAATCTTAAATTTGTTCCAGAAGTCGGAATGATGTTAATATTCCCATCTTGGTTAAAACATTCTGTTTATCCATTTTATTCTGATGGTGAAAGAAGGAGTATGAGCTTCAATGCTCATTATAAAATATGATTATTATTGATATGAATCAAATCACAGTAGCTAGTCTAATGATGCATTTGAATATGACTAAATCAAAAGAACCAGATGAGAATATGGTAAGACACATGATTCTTAACTCGGTTCGTATGTATCGTAGTCAGTTTACTGAGGAATATGGCGAGGTTGTACTTGCATATGATTCCAAACATTACTGGCGCCGTGATTTCTTCCCGAACTACAAAGCAAGTCGTAGAAAGGGTAGAGAGAAATCTGACTTGGATTGGGATTCAATCTTTGAGGTTCTGAATAAAATTAAAGCAGAGTTCAAAGACAATCTACCATACAAGTACCTAGAAGTTTATGGTGCAGAGGCTGATGATATTATTGCTACTCTTGTAAAAAACAAACAAGAACCAATTATGATTGTCTCTGGCGATAAAGACTTTATTCAGTTACAGAAGTATCCTGATATAAAACAATATTCACCTATTCTTAAAAAGTATGTAAATGGGTATAATCCAAACACCTATATAAAAGAGCATATACTTAAAGGCGACACTAGTGATGGAGTACCTAATGTTCTATCACCTGATAACACCTTTGTCGATGGATTAAGACAAAAACCTTTAACAAAAAAGAAGATTGAAAATTGGTTGAATATAAATATTGATGATTTACCTGATGAAGTTAAAAGAAATTACCAAAGGAATGAAACTCTTATCAGTCTTGATAAGATTCCATCTGAGTTGGAGACTGAAATTAATGAAGTCTTTAACAATGCTCCCTGTGGTGACCGTAGTAAACTATTAAATTATTTTATACAATCAAGATTGAAAAATCTTACTGAAACAATTGGAGAATTTTAACATGGCTAAGCCAGAAGAAACATATACACCCCTCTTTTCAGAGATACTTGAAAAAGTAGGAAAAGCAAAAACTAAAGCACAGAAAGTACAACTGTTACAAAAACACAACACTGACGCATTAAGAATGTTGCTGAAAGCTTCATTTGACCCTACAAAAGAATGGGTCTTCCCAGAAGGTGCAACACCATACACACCTAATGATGCACCCGAAGGTACAGATCATACAGTACTTTCAATGGAAGCAAAGAAACTTTGGCATTTCATCAAAGGCGCTGACCCTCTAACAAAACAACATCAGAAAGAAAACATGTTCTTTCAGTTACTAGAGTCGTTACACGAAAGTGAAGCAAAACTTTTAGTTATTGCAAAAGACAAAAAACTACATCAAGCTTATAAAGGTCTATCTGCAAAGGTAATCCAAGAAGCATTTGGTTGGGACGAAAACTTTATGATTCCAGAACCAGATGTATATCCACAAGGTTCTCGTTCTGCTAGTGGACTTGTTGATTAAAATAAACTAAAGGTGTGAATGTGCAGAAGTTTATTGACCCCCGCATTGAACAAATAGTAACTGCTGAGGCTGCTCGTCAATTTAATACGGTAGAACTAATCGCAAGTGAGAACTTCACTAGTCCAGAAGTAATGGAATTGTGTGGTAGTATCTTAACCAATAAGTATGCAGAAGGTTTGCCCGGCAAAAGATACTACAATGGTTGCGATGAAGTTGATAAGGTAGAAGACCTTGCCATTGAATACGCAACTAAATTATTTGGTTGTAACTTTGCAAATGTTCAGCCTCACAGTGGTGCAAATGCAAATCTTGCGGTATTCAAAACATTCTTAACGCCCGGCGATTTAATTGTTAGTATGGACTTGTCTAGTGGTGGTCACTTATCACATGGTGCGAAGGTTAACATAAGTGGTAAGTGGTTCGTCACTAAGAGTTATGGCGTTGATGCTGATGGAATTATTGATTATGATGAAGCAGAAAAACTAGTATTAGATAATAATCCTAAAATGATTATTGCAGGAGCAAGTGCATATAGTCGAGTGATTGATTGGAAACGATTCAGAAAAATGGCAGACTCGGTAGGTGCAATCTTACTTGCAGATATCAGTCACTACTCTGGACTCATTGCTGGTAAATCATATCCTAATCCATTTCCTTATGCAGATGTTGCAACAACCACCACACACAAAACTTTACGAGGCCCTCGTGGTGGTATGATTTTGTGGAACGATAAAGAATACAGTAATAAAATTAACAGTGCAGTATTTCCCGGCACTCAAGGTGGGCCTCTGATGCACATCATTGCCGCTAAAGCACAATGTTTCTACGAAGCATTACAACCAGACTTTCAGTTATATACTAAACGTGTAATAGCTAATGCAAATATAATGGCACAGACATTCATAGATGCTGATGTAGAAATAGTATCTGGTGGAACACAATCTCATATGTTTACTATTAACTTGAATAAAGAAAAGTATAGTGGTCGTGAATTTGCAGATTTACTAGAACAAAAATCTATTACTGTAAATAAAAATGGTGTTCCTAACGATACTCGCGGTTTTATTGAAACCTCTGGAGTTAGAATCGGAGTTGCAGCAGAAACCACCAGAGGTAACGATGAAAGGTGGTTTAAAGCTCTTGCAGAAATAATGATTCGATATTTAAGGTCTTAAAAATAATACTTAAAATGTCTTGACATTGATTCATAAATGGAGTATAATAGTTACACAAGATAAAAAAAGATTAAAAGTCATGACTCAGTTGGCACTCTCTCTCTCTCATCTCAAACGCCAACTGGGTCACTTTATTTCAATAATTAGATGAGAAATTTAAAATGACAATTATTGAAATATCTCTTAAAATGAATATTATTGACATCTCTGGTGGAAGTAAACATCAAAGAAAACTCTGTAATTCAGTTATTAAGTATATGATTAAGAAATTATTACCCCGCCATAGAACACTACAAGTTAATGTTGAACTAACAAATATACAAGATGACGCAACAGGCTATTGTATGATTGGTGATAATAATCGTGAGTTTTATATTGAGATAGATAAGAAACTTAATATAAAGGATATGGTTGTTGCCATTTGTCACGAAATGATTCATGTGAAACAATATGCTCGTAAGGAAATATCTGATTGGAATGGTTTAGACCAACCCAAATGGAAAAACAACCTAATCAGTAAAGATTGTGGATATTGGGATTGGCCTTGGGAAAAGGAAGCCTATAGTTTAGAGTATCAGTTTGCTGATGAATGTTGGGAAAAAAATATAATATGATTAACTTGACTGAATTTGTAGTTTTGATAAGTCTTTCTGTTGCTGCTCCAGAACAGATGTTTACAAATAATGAAACAATAAACTTTGATATACCACAAGAAGAAATAACTTGTCTTGCTGACAATGTATATCATGAGGCACGAAATCAAAGCACTGGCGGTTGGTATGCTGTTATTGCTGTTACTTTGAATAGAGTAAAAGATTCACGATTTCCTAATACAGTATGTGAAGTTGTTAAACAAGGCGAACACAGACCTAGTTGGAAAGGCACTGGCGAATTGATACCTGTTCGTAATCGTTGTCAGTTTAGTTGGTATTGTGATGGTAAGTCTGACACTATTAATAAAAGAAGTATAAAACAATATAAAGATATTACAGAGCTTGCAACTATAGCATTAATTTCTAATGTAGTCTTGTTAGATATAACTGATGGTGCTACACATTACCACGCAGATTATGTCAGTCCTTCTTGGGCCAAGACTAAAACAAAAACTATAGAGATTGGAGATCACATATTTTATCGTTGGGAAAGGTGAAATAAAAGATTTTCTCTTGACAAAACAACAATAATTTGTTATAATTACACCTATGAATATATTTTACTTACACAAAGACCCTGTAATATGTGCAGAGTATCACATAGATAAACATGTAGTCAAAATGCCTATAGAATACGCACAACTGATGTCAACTGCACACAGAGTGCTTGACGGAGAGTTGTATCTAGGCAAAACTAAGAATAATAGAAACATTAAAAGATGGCGATTGTCTGATGAACGAGAAGATGTATTATACAAAGCTTCTCACATTAACCACCCATCTGCAATATGGGTTCGCGAGTCTGTCGAAAACTATTTGCAAATGTACAAACTCTACAGGGCAACACTTGCAGAGTATACAAATCGTTATGGTAAAGTTCATGGTTCAACCAAACCATCAATGTTGCTTAAAGACCCACCATTGAATATTCCTTTTAAGAAAGGAACACCAATGCCTCAATGTATGCCTGAAACATGCAAGGTGGTGGGTAATCCAATCCTTGCTTATAGAAAGTACT